TTTGCTGTTGTAACCCCATCCCCTAACCCTCCTTGTCGATAACCCTCGGCAGTAAGTGTGTTGTTTACCGCAAGTTGCATGTTAGTGTTTGCAAATTCACAGTAAGCAAGCCACCGCCACGGGCTCATATACTCAAATGGTTCTTCGCACCACCCTGTGTCAATTGCCTCGGCATAAGTACGTTCGTTTGGTCTTGTCAAATTGGTTACAGGCATACCAAGCAGACTGTTTGCAGCGGCATCCCAAGCAGCTGTATTATTACCGCCTCGGTAGTCGGTAGTCGTATTAACAACACTTGCCAGCTTATTGGTAGTTCTATTCATCGAAGCCTCATAAGCACTTATGTAGTGTTTTTCTATCTTCGTGAATCCTGGCAAAGCATATTCACTGAATGCAGCATTGCGATAAATAACGCCTGCTGCATTTTCTTCCCAAAAACGGGCGTAGTGTTCAGGTATTTCTACCATCACGTTTCCTGCTGCACCTGTCAAATCAGCCGCAGCACCTCCTTCAAGTTTAGTGCTATCAGAAGCATCTAAATAAGTAACATCGCCTGCCGCTGTAACCAAACATCTACGCATTTTGTTTTGAATTGGTAAGCCTCCTACTGCTTTGTGCAGGTCGGTGTTGCCAATGCGTGTTAAAACTGTTGATGTTTGACCTTTTACACGACGGATGCCGTACCAGAGTTCATCAGTAGATGTTTCCGTTTGTAGATTAAATAGTCTCATCGCTCTGCTCCTGTTGTGATATTAACCTTTAATGCCCCAGCCCCACTGACTACACTCCCAGCTACAACAAGCCCAGGGGTTAGGCCGTCTATCGTTATCGCTTGCGTATCCGTTCCGTTTAGAGTCATTCGTGTGAACAACACCCCGTAAACTGTTTTTAATTCTGTCATTTTTGTGTCAGATCTCCCAGCTTTCACACACACAACTAAATCAGCAGCCCCAGTTGCTTCAAACTCAACTGTTACAGCTTTTCCTACTATTTTAACGGCCTCATCAGCTGCTAAATCTGTAAAATTAAATGCCCTCATATTATTTCAATTTTTTAAATAAAAAGCCAACCCCCAAAAAAGAGGTCGGCTCATTTTCAATACTTTAAAGAACGTAACTAAACGATAGACTGGATAATGGGAACGATACCTTTTTTGTCGTAACGACGGTAGTTTCCACCTCCGTACAATGCGCCTGAAATCAGCGTACCGAAATAGGCTGGGTCACGGTCAACACCTTCAAACATTTCGATGTTGGTGAAAGCCCATGAAGCGCAAGATTTTTGAACGGCAAGGGCAACGGCTTTGTCAGTAGTTGTGCCAGCGTTTCCATAAGCCCTAACAGTTCCGGCAGTAGCTGCGTAAACAACGGCAGGCATCATAATCACGGTAAATCCGTAAGGAGTGCCGGGAGCGGTTTGCAGACCGTTACCCAAAGCGCCAACACGGTCAGCGTTGTACTCAAGGTCGTCCATCAGTTGCCAAAACATCACGCTATCGACAAGCAGGTAACGATCCGACATGGGCACAAGTTGTTTGTCCATGATTCCGGCAGCACTACGCAGGTCAGCACCAGTTAACCCTTTGCGGTTACCCGTTGCGCCAGTTGCATGAGATGCGTATGTACTACCAGTTGTCGATACATACGCCCCACTTGTATAGTGATACCAGCTGATCATCAGCTCACGGGCGACCCTCTCGGATAATCCCCCTGTGAGGTCGTTGATGATAGAAGCTGTTTTGTCGTATGACAATTGCAGTTGGTCACTCCAGCCGATTCGATACGGGCCAAATTCGTAGTTGGTCAGGTCATATGACAAGTCCACATCGGTACGTTCCGAAATAGCAACAGGATAAGTCCCGTTTGATTTTGTGATTGCCGTAGCAGCCCCAGCAGCTGGCAGATGCACGGTTTTAGATTCTACAAAAGCACTATCGTCGGTTGCAGCCATTTTGATAGCCTCGATGCCTTTGTATAAGTTTTCCTGAATTTGAGGAATCCAGAGTTCTTTTTGAATAGCCATTTTTATTGTTTTAAATTATCCTAAAAATTCCCAAGTGATTACAACATCGCCCGAAATTGCGGCGGCAACATCGCCTGAAGCAGCCCAACCGTCAGCAACGTTAAAATAAACGGTGTGGTCATCGGTGCTGTCAAGAATCAAAGAAGAAGCAGCCCCATCCGTTTTACCAGTACCGTCACAGTCGGCGAAAGTCTGACCTGTGAGGATATTCTCAAAGGCAGCAGTACCACCTAGCACAGCAACTGCACCAGATCCGATAGTCGTTCCGATTCCCACATCTGGGGTATCTGCTGTGATATTTCCCTCGCTTTGAGTGATTGCGACACCGTCAAGGAAAGCCGATATGATACGAATTGCACCAGCTGGCAGCGTGTAAATCAGTCGCCCAACGGCAAGGTTTGCACCTCCAGCAATTGCAGGCAAAAACCCAGTAAGTGATAGCCGTGTTTTATGAAACGACCCATCCCCGTATTCCAGAGCGGTCGAGTAGTCAGAAGCAGCCCCCACGTTCAAAGCGTTGAGCCCTTCATCAGTTCCAAAA